AGGAGACTTTCTCGCGTCTTAACGGCGTTGAGCAGCGCGTCACTATGCTTGAGGCACGCCCACACCATTGACCATGGACGCGCAAACCGTCGCCGTCATCGCCATCATCCTCGCCGCTGGTAGCGAGATCATCGCGCTGACACCGCTCAAGTCGAATAGCTGGATCCAACTGCTGCTGCAGGCACTGCGGCTGATGTTCCCCAAGCGTGGCTAAGGAACCAATCAGGCTGACCGACCTGTTTCGGTACTACAAACACGGCACGCCGCATCAAATGGCGGCGATCGTTGAACTGGAAACGGAGCTGTTAAAGGCTGCGCCGGAATTGTTTAACAAAGACCAGGCGTGGTACAAGACATGGCAGCAAGGCGGAAAGCTGCACAACTATGACGCGGCTGCGCAGCTCATCCGCGAGTTCGAGGGCTGCCACCTGTCGGCTTACCCGGATCCGCTGAGCGGCGGCGACCCGTGGACCATTGGCTACGGCACCACCAGATACAGCGATGGCCGCAAAGTGCAGCGCGGCGACAAGATCAGCGTTATCGACGCCAACCGGCTGCTGGACCTAGAGATCGAGCGCATCGCTAGCAAATTGCGCGGCACGGTGCCGTACTGGAACGCAATGAGCGGCGACAAGCAATGCGCGCTGATTAGTTTCGCCTACAACCTCGGCTCTGGCTTCTACGGTGCTGCTGGCTTTGAGACCATCAGCAAACGACTGAAAGCGAAGGAGTGGGCGCAGGTCCCTGAGGCCATGCTGCTGTACCGCAACCCTGGAACGGCCGTAGAAGCTGGCCTGCTGCGCCGCAGACAAGCGGAAGGAAGGCTATGGGGTATTGAGTCACAAACCGCCAAGCTGAGCCCTAGCAGCCCGTTCTCAGCGCGGATCACGCCGCACATCCGCATCGGTGAGTTTGCCCTAGATCAGGAGGCGCGGCGCTTCGACCACCAGCACCAGGTCGATACAGCCGCCGAGCTGGCAGCATTCCTCGAGCGGGTGCGTGGTGCGTTCGGTGGTAAGCCCGTGGTGATCACCAGCGGGTATCGACCGCCAGCAATCAACCGCAGCGTTGGTGGTGCCAGCCAGTCAGAGCACCTTTACAACGCACCCGGCGTCGGCGCGGTGGATTTCTACGTTGCAGGCGCTGACATCTACGCCGTGCAGGACTGGTGCGTCAAGCATTGGCCGTATAGCACTGGCTTAGGCGCGCCCAAAGGCTTCGTGCATCTTGGGATGCGCCAAGGCAAGCCGCGTCTCACTTGGCCTTATTAGACTCCTGGTGTAAGCCGATACCACGGCATGGCGATTACCACGACGCGGCTATCGCCAGAGCTGCTAGAGGTACGGATACCGTATCAAAGCAGGCAGGACTCTGCAACGTTCCTGCTTGCATCAGACATCCACCTCGACAACCCGAAATGTGACCGCAAGCTGCTGCTGCAGCACCTAGACGAGTGCAAGCAGCGCGGCGGTCGGGCGTTGATGTTTGGTGATGTCATGTGCCTCATGCAGGGCAAGAAAGACAGGCGCGGCAGCAAAGGCGACATCAGGCCCGAGCACCTCGGCGGCAATTACTTCGATCTGGTGTTCCGCGAGTCAGCAGACCTGCTCAAGCCTTACGGCGACATGATCCTGATGATGGGCGACGGCAACCACGAGACTGCTGTACTCAACAACCAAGAAATCGACCCGCTAGAGAACGTCGTCAGGCTGATGCGCAACGATGGCGCAGTAACCGAGCACATGGGCTATCAAGGCTTTGTGCGGTTTGTGTTCTACCAGCCGACCGGCCGCGTGCGGCGTTGCACGTTGTTCTTTCACCATGGCGCATGGGGCGGCATCATTACCAAAGGCACCATGGGTGGTGGGCGGTATGCGCAGATCGCGCCGGACGCCGACATCATGATCAACGGCCACAACCACGAACGCAGCATCGTTGCGCACCCGTGCTACCGCATTGCTGAAAACGGTAAGGCATGGATTGAACAGCGCTGGCATTTGCAGACCGGGACCTATAAGCAAGAGTTCGGCGCTACGGGCGGTTGGGCTATTGAGCGCATCGTGATGCCTAAGTCCCTTGGTGGCATCTGGATGACGCTACGGCCACGGGATCGTGGCGGCGTTGACATCACTTGCGAGCCAACGGTATGAGGCAGTACGTCCTAGAGGTTGAGTACACCATTGTCGTCGAATCAGACAACGACGACCCGGAAGCGGTATCAGATGACTTCGTGGCGCGGCTCACTGAGTTAGCGCCGTCCAACGACCACATCCTGGGCTTGTCCGTCCAGGTGCTACCCATCCCCGAGCTTCGTGGATCATCTGATTGATGGCTCAAACCTTATCCCGAAACGCAATGCAAAGCATCAATTCAGACAGCAAATCTTCGAAGCATGGAGCCATCAATGCGCATATTGCGGCGTACCGGCTGACACGTTAGACCATGTCAAGCCACGCCATAAGGGCGGCGCTACAGTTGCAAGCAATCTCGTACCAGCGTGCCGGAATTGCAACCGTCGCAAAGGCAGCGAAGAATGGCGCGAATGGTTCAGCCGTCAAGATTCATGGACCGTTGACCGCGTGCTAAAGATTCAGGACTGGTTGATTGATTAAGCATCTGGTGGTAAAACACCATCGCCTGCCAATCTTGCGCATGGTCTCTGCACATTCCGTTATAACAAACGCGCCATTTATCGTTGTGTTTTTCTATCGTCGGTTCCAAGGGGTGTACCTATCAACGGGTTGCTCATTAGCATACGCAGCCGCTTGATGCCACGGCGCTCAAGATCCTGCAATTTGCTTTTGCTGATGTTAAGATCCCGCTCCAGCTCTGCCCAGGTAATAGGTTTACTGATAAGCCGTGCGCGTAATACTTGCTGCGTGATGTCATCAAGGTATTTGTTAAAGTATTCCATCATCTCCTGTATTTCTTGCCTTGTTTCTTCTTTTGTAAATGCAGGGTCAGCGATCATGTCAACAATTACATTGCTTTCAGTGTCTGCAATATGCGCGTCAAGGCTGGTGACGCGGTAAGACTGCTTTAGCAGCATGGATAAATCTTCAACGCCGACGCTGATCTGATCTGCAATTTCAGTCATCGACGGCGTGCGACCTAGCTCATGACCTAGCTGCTGCGCGACACGGCCAACCTTAAACAGCATTTCATGGACACTGACCGGCAGTTTGATAACCGGGTCATATGTCACCAGCGCTCGTGTAATAGCCTGGCGGATCCACCAGTAGGCGTAGGTCGAAAACTTGTAGCCTCTGCTCGGATCGAACAGGTCAACCGCACGCGACAGGCCGATATTGCCCTCTTGGATCAGGTCGATAAACTCAAGCGTCTTGTGGCTGCGTTTGTCGTATTTGCGTGCTACATGGACCACAAGCTGCAGGTTGGACTGGATGAACCGCTGCCTGGCGCGGTCACCGCTGCGCAGCTCGCGGCGTTCGTCGGTCGTCAGCGCACGGTCTAGCTGCTTTAGTTCACGCCATCGCTGCACGCGTCTGCCAAGTTGTATCTCTTGCTGCGGTGTCAACAGTGGATATTTAGCGATACTGTTCAGGTAGTCCTTGACATAATCAGCCATGATGAGACCGTTGGTTCACACAATAGAAGCACAGTTCCACGGTGCTGCCAACGCGCAGGTGTTGCGTGAGCTGCATGAACGCGGCGACTGGAATGGGTTGTTGGAGTATGCACTGCTGCTGGCTGAGCAAGAAGCCAGCCAGCGATCGCAGATTAAGTGGTTGGCTGGCGAGGCAATGCGCTCATGCAGCGTTGAACCGTGGCATCTGGCTGCGGCCAATGAACTGCTTGCTGGCGGCCACTAACTTGTCGTTGTTGTAGTGGCCGACTGCTGCATAACTCAATGCAGGGCGTTGGCTCATGCGGAAAAAGACCATCTGTCCGATCTTCAAGCCTGGATACACCGGCAGCGGCTGCAGTTGGCGTGCGTTTTTTAGCTCAAGCGTCAGCGCACTACCGTGCCAGCCTGGGTCGGCGTAACCAGCGTGCAGGTTTTCGTAACCCTCACGGGCGCGGCTTGACTTAAGAAAAAACAACCCGGCGATGTCCTCAGGCATTGAGAACGTCTCTATGGTCTGCGCAAGGATGAATTGCCCTGGCACCAGCTCGTATGGGTGGTCGGGCGTGTAGTCCTTGATCGACAGCGGGATCATCTGATGTGATTCGACTGATTCAAGCATGATCAGGTCACCCAACCGCAGGTCCAAGCTGGCAGGGTTGATCAGCTCCGGCTGGTGATGTTGCACCATGCCTTGCTCAATAAGGTCATGGATCTCGGTGTCGCACAGAATCATGGGTCCAAGTGATGAGGTGATTGGGTAAAAATTGCTCTTGAGGTTGAAACGTGTACCAGCGATGACCGCAGGCTTTGCATTTGCGACGGCGGTAAATCGTACCGTCGTTTTGTTTTGTTAGAACCACATAGGTGCAGTGGCTACTACATTTCGGGCACGGTGTTTGAACGGCGGGCATCTTCTAGGTTTTGTGCCATGACTGCTGCACTGCGCAGCATCGTGCTGAGCTTGACTGGTTTCATGTCCTTCCAGCAGGCATACCTGATGGCATGACGGAAACCCATGCTAATGTTGCCGTCACCAAGCTTGCGTGCGGCTTCAATCTCTTCCCGCGTCATGCGGATGTTTACTGTCAGGTTGCGGCCTTTACCAGCAACGCGGCGGTCGCTTAAGTTATCAGCCACTGCATGTACCAGTTAGCTTTGCGCATGTCTTGGGCTGGGTTGCCTTTGTGTTCAGCACGCCAGATGTACTTAATGACCTGACCTTTGCAGTAACCCCGGAACTCGTCCGGGGTCAGTGCTGCTTGGATTGCCTCAATGCATTCAATACCGCCTTGCGTGTAATGCGGCGGGTGGTTGACCAGATCAGTCATCCTGCAGCAGCTCCATCAGCTTGAGCACATATGCAGCAAAGGCGACATGGGTCATAACAGCATGGGTGCCCGGAGGCACCCCATAACTGTCACGCCACCACTCCTCAAAGGCTGCTTTGATGGCGGGTTCGTTCATCAGAACGCAGCCTCCTCAGTCTTGGGGCGGGGCAAATATTCAAACCGCTGCACGTTCAGCACATGCTTGCTGCGCTTTTCGCCGGTTTCTTTGTCTACCCAGTCTTGGCGGCGGATTGAACCGGTCACCATGATGCTGTCGAGCTTTTTGCAGTTGTCGGCAATGGTTTCGCCGCCTTTACCCCAAACCTCTACATCAATAGCATTGTTGATGTAATTGCCATCTTTATCTTTGCCTTCGCTGATGCCACCACCGAAGTTGCAAACGCAAGTACCAGAATCAAAAAACTTAATCTGTGGTTCGCTAATAATACGAACAATGCCGGAAGCATAAAGGCTCATGGATTGACGGGGGTAATGGAATTAGATTCTTCAAAGGCCAAGACATCCGCAATTGGATACCTGACCCGCGACTCGCCTAGCGGCAAGCCAAACCGTGGCACGGTGTAATAGCTCGGTCCTTGACCACGCAGCCGCTGGGATTTAATGCTGCTTGGCTTTAAGCCCCAGCGTGCTGCTAATTGCTCAGTCGTCAGATACAAGGTCAGCCTCCTTCTCAAGCATCTGCTGCAGCAGCTTGTCGTGTTGCTCCTGCGTCAGGTCGCCGTCCTCAAGGCGCTTTGCCATGCGCGGTTGCAGCTCCTCTAGGTCCTGCAGGCTCTTGGCCTTGGCGATTGCAGCAGCACCGGCGGTAAAGGTTTTGCTGGTGTCTTTGGCTTTGACGGCAGGTAATGCAGGTGCATTGTCTGCTGTGATGGTGACGGCTTCCGAGGCTTGGTCCATCTCGTCGGTGGTGTAGACACCGGACATGTCAGCAGGGAATGCCTTACGCAGTGCCAGTGCCTCGGAGCATTTGGCAATCATCGCGGCGGGCATCTTGACCCATAACCCTTGGCCTGCGTTGTAGTCCGCAAACCGTGCAACGCCGACAAAAGCATGATTGCTGCCTTTGCGGTGGACAATGGTCTTAGCTGCAGCGGGCGGCTTGGATGAGAGCCATACGTCACGCCAGTCGCCCTCCTCGCCGCACCAATAGGTCTCAGATCCATCCAGTTGGCCGGTGCGCTCTGCAATGGCGCGCAGGCCGTCGATGCCTGCTTGGATGGTCAGCTTTCCAGCGCGCTTGATGGCGTAGATCTGTTTGCTGAACGGATCAAGGCCAGTGCGTTGGCACGCATAGGCAAACAGCCGCAGTTCGTCGTTGGTGCAGCCCGGTGCAATGGTGCTGCTGATCAGTTGGACCTGATCGGGGGTCCATGTGGTAATTGCTGTTGACATTAGAAGGTTTCGGTTTCGATGGGATTTGTCGCCCACTTAGGCAGGCTGATGGTCTGGATGGTCGTGTCGCCATAGCCCGGCCACACATTGGCGGCATGGCATCCAGCGATCACGTCCATGCCATTGTCGCGCATGGTCCGCCCTAATGCAAGCGCGTCGGCGTCCAGCTCGTACACCGCAACGGCGTGCGGGTAAGTCTTCTCGACTGCAACGAACACAAACCGCTCAGCGCCGTGCAGCCCAGCGAGATAATGCGCCGCTTGGACGTGGTAAGCGAATGTGGCCACGCTGCGGGCAAAGGCCTGCGGGCTGGCGTCGGTCGTGGTCTTGATGTCAACCACCGTGGTGTTGTGGTACCAGTCCGGGCGGCACTTGCAGCGCATCCCCGTGGCCGTATCCGTCCACCAGAAGGACTGCTCAGCTTTGCCTTGCTGCAGCAGTGCTGCGGCTGCCGGGTGGTTGCGCACTGCTGCTGCCATGCTGAGCGCCAGCGCCATGTCGGTACTGGTTACAGCCTCGATGCCTTCAGCAGCCATGCGCTCAGCTTGCTCTTTGCCTGCTTTGGTATTGCGTGCTGCGCATACGCCGTAGCGCTGCAGCAGCTCGTCCGGTTCAAGGATGGCGCAATGGGCAAGGCTGCCTAGCTTCATCGCAGCGGTTGGCTCAACCGGTTTGCGGTTGGGGTCAACGTATCGGCTCCAGTAGTGGTAAGGCGATTGCATTACCGCCTTGAGATGGCTGGCGCTGACGGCTGGGTCGGCGTGGTAGTCGGCATTGGGAACGGTCACTTGACTGCCTCCCATTCGCCGCATTCTTCACAAGACGCAACTCTTGGCCATAAAACGATCGGATCATTGCCGTAGCCATTGCCCTCAGCGGAGTGATAGGTAATAGGCCGAGGAGCATATCGCTGGCAATAACCTTCATCGCTTTCTACCTCTCGGTTGCCTTGCCAGAAGCGACAAGTACAACAGCATTCATCTTGAAAGTAAGTTGATGTCATTTCTGCCTCAGTTGGCGGTGGATCAAGGTCTGCGGGCCAAAGCAGTGCAGCAGTTGCGGGAACGCTTGGAACAGCGCCTGCCGGTTGACCGGATCAGCCACCAGCCCTGCATCGGCAAGGCGGCCAATAAAGCCGCCGCCATGCTGCTTGGCGGTCTGGAATGTCCAGAAGTCGTCTGATGTCATGGGTAAAATGGTTGCGGTGAGATCGAGGGGGGCGTGGCTGCCCCCATTTTTCTACGCCAGTGCCTGCCTGACGCGGTAGCGGCTGATGCGCATGTGCTCCGCAATGCGGCGCTGCGACCAGCCACGGCTGTGCAGCCGCTTGGCGCGTTGCCCGGTGCTCTCGGTTGCCCATAGCAGGATGATGATGGGCAGCAGCAGCAGGGCTGCGATAAAGGCGAGTGTTGTTGTCATGGGTGGGATTTGCAGTGCAGGCCGGTTGCCTGCGTGATGACATCCTACACCATGGTCGGCCGTGGTCAACCCTTCTGCAACAAAACCCAGTCAGTCGAGCACGAGTGTATCGGTTTTGTCGCAAACCAGCGCCTTTGCGTCCTCCACAGACCGTGCCACGCCAGCGATCCCGCCTGCAGCCTGGACCGCATCCAGCCACTGCTGCTGCTCAGGCCTGAGCCTGCCGGTTGGTGTCTTGACCTCGATGCTGAGAAACACAGCCATCTGGGTGCCGACCATCTCAGGCGTTACGATGACTGTCCGCCAGCCGATCAGATCAGCGCTGCCTTTGCACAGCCCAAACTGCACCGGGCGGCCGTTGGCGTCCTTAAGAGTGCCGGTGTTATTGCGGAAGACTCTGGTGTCGCCATTGCTGATGGCTAGCCGGATCTCCTGCTGGATGCGTTGTTCGCTCACTCATAGCCCATGCCGCTTGGCCAACCTAGCCTGATAGACCCGCTCTGCCCAGCCGCGTTTGTAGCCGCGTTGCTGCGCCAGCTTGCGTAGGTCATCCAAGGACTGCGCGCCGCCTTGCTCGCGTTTAGCCTCGATCTTTTGCCATGGTCGGACATCTTCAAAATGTGCAGCAAACTCACTGCTCGGATTGTTTTTCGTGTCACTTAGTAAAACAATTTTGCGCGCCGCATCAATTAACTGCACAATATATGGACCCGTCTTTTGGCCTGTGGCCAAACAAGCTGCCGTGGGTACAAGCGCAACCATGGCGCCAATCGAAATACCGTTAGTCGCTACCTCAACCAGCTCACCCTCAACCACCTTTAGCTCTCTGGTCTCTTGCGGTGCAAACACATGCCCGCAGCCTGGGCACACCTGCGTGGCGCTCATGCTGGTGGTAAAGCACACCGGGCACACCTTGACCGATGGTGCTTGCTCGCGGTCGCGTTTGCGCGCACCGTCCAGCGTCCAGTCGCGGCCCTCTAGGTGGTGCCCCAGCCGCAGCGTGTTGCCAACGTGGTCCAGCACGACGGCGGTCTTGCCATGGCTTGGCCTGAGGCATCGGCCGATCATCTGCAGGTGCAGACTGACGGACTGCGTTGGCCGCAGCAGTATGCAGCCGCCGACGCTTGGCACGTCCACGCCCTCACCAATCAGGCTGCAGGATGTGAGCACTTTGATCCGACCAGTCCCGAGTGCGGTCAGCAGGTCCCTGCGCTGGTCGGTTGTCATTGTGCCGTCAATGCTGGCGGCAGGAATGCCCTGGCTCACGAAGAGCGCCGCCACAGCCTCGGCATGGGCCACGCTGCAGCAGAACGCAATAGCGGTCTGGCCTGATAGGTGCTTGCGGTAATGGCTGCAGCAGTCGCCCATGATGGTGCCGACGCGCTCCTCAGCCTGTTTGGTGTCGAAGTCACCCATGCGCTTGCGCAGCCCGGTGCTGTCAAACCCCGGCGGCGCCAGCACACGAGCACTGGCGAGGAAGCCGTTATCGGTCAGCCATGCGGCTGATGGTCCCTGCACCATGACCTCGTAATAATCGCCAAGACCACGGCCGTCGCCACGGCATGGCGTTGCCGTCACGCCTAGGACGTGCGCCTTATGGAAATGCTGCAGCACCGTGGACCAGGTGTTGCTATTGGTGTGGTGCGCCTCGTCCACCACCAGAAGCTGGAAGAACTCCACCGGCAGCTTGTGCAGCCTGCGGGCAAGCGTCTGCACTGAGGCCACCTGCACCGCATGGCTTAAGTCCATGCTGCGGCCTGCAGCAATCCGGCCATGCGTCACGCCCATGCCGGTAAGCGCTCGACTGGCTTGGTCCAGTAGCTCCTGCCGGTGCACCAGGATGCAGACGCGGTTGCCTTTGCGGGCGGCGGATTGGGCGATGTAGCTGAAGCACACCGTCTTGCCGCCACCGGTTGGCAGGACTGCTAGGACTCGGTTGTGCCCTAGCTGGTACTGCAGTCGGATGTCGGTGATGAGTTGCTGTTGGTAGGGGCGGAGGTTAATCGTCATTTAGATGCACTCCATAACGATTAAATGCTTCGCGTGTGCGGTGAATCGCTGAATGGCACTCGGCGCAAACAATTTGTATGTTGTCGCGCATATCCCCGCCGCCGTGTTGCGCCTCAATAATGTGATGGGCTTGCAAGACCACTGCTGGTCTAAGCGATTTCAGCAGTTCACGATCACGAAGACATGTCCAGCAAAAATCACGCATATCATCTGGCGCAAGATTAAATAAATCTGGATTGACCTTGCGTCGAGGTGTTTTTTGTTCAGATGGCTTAGCAATCCAAGCATGACCATGAACGGGGCAGCGGATTTCGCCGTGATGCTGGGTGTCAGGTCGAAGCCTAAATGGTGACTCCTGTCCGCATTTTGGACAAGGGCTAGTTTCCATCGGCGCTCTTGCAGTGCCTTGACACCGTAGAGGAACCGGCTACGCTTGTCAAGCACCCACCGCAGCCGATGCCCCTAGCCCATCCAGTCCCTTTACGCCTCACTTCGGACCAGCTTGCGTGGCTTGACGCCTGGCGCGGCGACACGTTCTCCCGCAGCACCGCCATCCGACTGCTGATTGCCGAGGCCATGCGCCTGCACCGCAATGGCCTGTTGCCAGCTACCGGACGCCGTGAGTCATGAGCAGTGACCTGTTAGCGCAGCTCATGAAGCTGCCACGCGACTGGTCTTATGTGCCGGTTGATGGCGAAAAACGGCCATATATCAAGGATTGGCAGGATGGCCACATCACTCGCGCCCAGCTTGGTAATGAGCTGAAGTCCGGCCGCGCCAAGGCGATCGGCGTTTGCTGCGGCACTCTTAGCGGTGGCCTGTTGTTTGTTGACCATGACGGCAAGTCCGCGTCGCGGTTGTTTGACGACTGGGGTATCCCGGTCAGCTCGCTGCCGCCGTCGTGGACCGTAACCAGTGGCCGCGACGGCCGGTTTCAGATCATCTACCAAGTGCCTCAGCAGTACTGGGCAGACATCCGCACACGCAAATACAAGACCGGCGTTGTTGACAGCGAAGGCAAGCCAGAGCAGATCGAGCTGCGTTGGGACGGCTGTCAGTCCGTTATTGCCGGTGCACACCCGTTGACCTCTGGCTATAGCTGGGTGCCGGGTCGCTCGCCTGCTGATGTGGGAATTGCCGAGGCACCGGCGGACTTGTTAGCGCGGATGCTACGCCAGCCCGTGCAAGCGCCATTGCCGTTGGTCAGTGCTGGCACTGACGACACAGCACGGGCGCGGTCATACCTAGAAGCGCTGCAGCCCAACCGCGCTGATGACTACGACCAGTGGCTCGAAGTCGGTATGGCGCTGCACAGCGTTGATGATGCCCTGCTAGCGGATTGGATCAACTGGTCAGCGCAGTCATCCAAGTTCAAGCCTGGTGACTGCGAACACAAGTGGCGCGGCTTTAAGTCTGGCGGTGGCATTACCCTTGGCACGCTTGGTCAACTAGCCAAGCAAGACGGCTGGCGTGGGCGGCAGCAATCGGAGCCAACGCGCCGTGAGCGGCCTGCAAGCAAGCAGCCGCCGTCAGCGGTGAACCCGCAACTGCAGCCCATGAACGCCGCAGAGCTGCTCAATCTACTTCGGCACGGTGACAGTGCCTACCGCTACAACACGTTCACCCAGCGCATTGAGGTAGACGGTGCGCCAATCGAAGGTGCCGAGCGGTTCTACCTCACCCTGGCAGAGATGGGTTACAAGGTGTCCAAAGAGGTAGCCCTGGACTGCATTGTCCAAGTGGCCAATGAGTCGCCCTATGACCCAGTTGTCGAGTACCTCGACCGCGTTGCTGCCACCGTGGCTCCTGCATACATCGAGGCCCTGTCCACCGCGTACCTGCGGCCAAGCGACACGCCCGGCACGATCTATGACGAGATGCTTAAGCGCACCCTGATTGGCGCTGTTGCCCGTGCCTATCACCCTGGCTGCAAGCATGACACCGCCTGCGTCATCATGGGTGACCAAGGCGCCTACAAATCATCGTTTTGGGCCTGCCTTGGCCATGACTTTTTCAGTGATGCTTTAGGTGACATCAGCTCTAAAGATGACCTGATGGTATTGCACAGGTCATGGATCATGGAATGGGCAGAACTTGACCATGTAACCAATCGCAAGCACGCAGGGCAAGTCAAAGCATTCTTATCGCAGGCAATTGATATGTTCCGCGTCCCCTACGGCAAGGCAACTGAAGCATTCCCAAGGCGTGGAATCATTGTCGGTACAACTAACCGCACCACTGGATTTTTGGTCGATGAAACTGGTAACCGACGGTTCTGGGTTATCCCGACCACAAAGACACAAGCGGACCAGATTGACACCGCTGCGCTATTGCTAGAGCGCGACGCAATATGGTCTGCTGCTGTTGCTGCATACCGCGCAGGTGAGACCAGCAGGCTGCCTGCAGAGTATGAGCAGCAGTTAAGTAGCGAGAATGAATCGTATGTGGTCGATAACCCTTGGCAGGCGGAAATTGAGGCGTGGTTGCGTAAACACGGTGAGATTGATTTGACAACTGAGAAGTTACTTACTGAAGCCATTAAAAAGCCCGTAGAACGGCAGACCAAGGCTGACCAGATGCAGGTTGCGGACGTGCTTAAGCGGCTTGGGTACAAGCGGTACCGCAGCGGCAAAGGGTCAAGCAGGGCATACGTCTACCGGAAGTAGTACCCCACCTAGGTGGGACGGGTACCCCACCTCGCAATCGCCCAGATGCGCTGCGCTGCAGGCGATGTCGGGCAGGTGCCCCACCTGTCCCACGTCCCACCTCGGTCTGAGATTTCCCTACGTTCCCCCTACGCGTCTCTCTATCCCTTTATTTGTTTTGATATAAGTGGGGTTAGGTAGGGTACGTGGGGAACTCCCGCTCTGTGACTGGGTTTTGACGGTACCCCACCTCGTCCCACCTTGCAGGTAGGTGGGGAACTGCCTTACGGTGACTGGATGAAAGAAGTCAAAGTCCGGTTTGAGCCTGCAGACCTCATGGCACTGGACCAGCAGGCAGCAGCAGCAGGCGTCAGCCGTGCGGAGTTGATCCGCAGCCGGGCGCTTGTTGCGAATTGCGACATGGGGCTAACCGTGGCGGGTTATCACCGGCTAGTGTCCGATGCGCTTGCCAATGTGCGCGGGGACATCCCACGCCGCATGGTTGAGCAGCTTGTTGCTTATGTCATCACATGGATCTCATCAACATCTCAGCCAAGCAGCAGCCCGTGATCAACCGGTTGCATGACACCATGGACCACGCGCTTGCGTATGCCGCTGCTATCCGCGACAATGCGCAAGATGATCAGCAGCCAATCCCGGCTGAACTGGTCGCGTCCTTCGCAGCCGATTACGACCGGTTGATTGCAATTCTCACCACCGCCGCCACATGAAACTCATCACCACGCAGGCTGACCTAAGCCATGCGCTACGCACTATTGCTCCAGCGATCAGCACCAGCCACCCGATCCTGAGCTGCTGCCTGATCGCTGCTGATGGCGCAGCCATGACCGTCACCGGCTTCAACCTGGACCTTGGTATCACGGTGTCTGTCCCTGCTGCAGTGGACACACCCGGCACCGTGGTGCTGCCGTATCGACTGCTGGCGGGTCTCGTCAGCCGCATGGACGATGGCGAGCCTGTAACGCTCTCGCACGGTGCTGTGAGCGCCTCCAGCGGCTCTTACGGGCTTGCCGTGCAGGATGCAGCGGATTACCCCGCACTGCCCGTTGTGGAGGCTCCTAGCGCTGAGCTGGACCTGACCGCTGGTGTGCGTGCCTGCATGGCAGCCGTCAGCACCGACGCCAGTAAGCAGATCCTGCAAGGTATCCACATGGCAGCCGGTTACATGGAAGCCACCGACGGTCACCGCATGATGCGTGTCCCTGTGGCGCTGCCGGACGGTATCGACCTGGTGCTACCCGCCAGCACGATGAAGCTGCTGCAAGACCGCACGGTCACCGTGGCAGCAGCAACCAGTCAGGCCGTCATCGACGCAGGCGACGGCATCACCATCTACAGCCGCATCCTTGATGGCAAATACCCCGACGTGGCAGCGCTGGTGCCCGCCAGCTTTGAGCACGCCATCACCCTCGACCGGCACCGTTTTACCCGTTGCCTAGAGCGTGTCGCGCTAATCGCAGAGGCGCACAACTCCGTGGTCAAGCTCACGGCCAAAGGTGGTGCCCTAGCCATTACCGCCGAGGCAGATGCCAATAACGGCAAAGAGCTGATCACTTACGAAGGTACCGCCACTGGCACTTGGGCGTTCAACGTGCATTATCTGCTTGATGGGCTAAAGGCCATGCGGCAGGCGGAGACTGTTACACTGTCGGCCAATAGCGCAACGACGCCGGTCGTGCTAAGGCCGACTAGCATGACAGAGCAGACGTATCTCATCATGCCAATCCAACTTCGGGGGTAATACAAATGGCGCGCAAGTGCAACAATACAGAGTCGGAACAGCGCACAAATGCTGTTTATGACTTGCTCTTGCGCGCTCATAGTAGAAAGCAAATCATACAATTTGCCGCAGAAAACTGGGGGATAGGTGATCGTCAAGTTGATTCCTATATTGCTCGCGCTCGGGAGCTTTTGTCTGCTGATGCAAAGATGGAACGCTCTCAGTGGCTCGAAGCTGCGGTTGCACGAGCAATGGAATACGAGCGCCGCGCTGCCGAGAAGGATCAGCTCAACACTGCGCTGATTGCACTGGACAAGCAAGCCCGGCTGCTGCGGTTTGAGATGAGCTAGTTAACCTGCCTGTATCGCAGCACTAGCTATGGCACGCAAGTACGCACGAGACAACCGAGGTAGGTTCGCTCCAAAGGGCGCAGGCGCTACTGCTAGGGGCGGACGGCTGAAGACTGCCAGCGGTAAGAAGCGTGCTACGCAGACCATGCAGGCAGATGGAGCCAAGTCCTCCGGCGCCATTAAGGGCAGGGTGAAGCGCGACCCGGCGGCGGCTGGGAAGATTGGATCGGCAAAACCTACATCTCGGAAAGATCAACTGGCAGCAGGGGCTAAAAAACGCAATGCTCAAGCAGATCGTATTGACGCAAAAGTAAAAAAACTAGAAGGTGAATACAGAAGTAAAGATGCAGCCTTTTACACCCAAGGTGTAAAACCTGCTGCCCGTGATCGCATGATTGCTAAGTCACAGCAAGCAGCACAATTACGAGAACAATCAGCGGCATTGCGGTCTAAGGCTGCAAATGCTGAAAAAATGTCGCAACGGGTAAAGGGAACCGCTGCAAGTAAAAAACAAGAACGTAGAAATGCATTTGATGCGGCAGGTTACAAAGTAGGAGACACAGTAACCACCAGGCAGTACGGCACACAGAAAATCACTAAAATAAGCAAAAATTCTGTTAGTTTTGACAAAGGTAATACGCAAGACAAGGCTTTTATGGCAAATTATTTAGGATTGCAAGCCACTTCAGCAGCAGCCAAGCCAGTGAGCTCTAAGGGGGCACGCCTGGGAGGTAGCCGCCGCACAACCAACGCTGCCGCACCCAAAAACACCACAGCCAACCGAACTGGCCAAAGCAAGACACTTAATAGGTTCAACAGCCGTCCAGTTGGCACAATGGTTGCCGGTAAAGGCATAAACCTAGTCCCAAGTACCAAGCGTGTTCCGCTTGATATTCAAGGAAAACGTAGTGATGAGGCTTTTGCTCGGATGGCGACAAAATCAGCACGAGTCCGAGCCCGATCTGTTGCGTCAAGGATTCGCAAGGTGGATCTGAGCCAAGCCGCATTTGAAAGCCGCGCATCTAAAACCGAAAAAAGGGCTCGGGCGGCTGAAAAAGCGGTGCAAGGAGCGGATCGAAGCAATCCACGAAGCCGACGTGCATTCAATCGAGCTGATGCACTGCGATCTGCTGCTGACAGCTATTCCAGTCTTGCAAGGCGTGGGCGAACCGGCGATCTGTCTGCAGCAACACTTTTTCAAGGCCGATCCAGACAAAGCACAGCGCCAAAATTAACGCGAAGCCAAAAAGCCACCGCCACTCGTCAAGCAAACAAAGAGCGCAAGTTTTATGAGCAAATGAAAGCCGCAGAGCGTGCTCGTCGGAGTTGACTAGGCGCTAAGCTCCAACTGTCACCACGTCACACCATGGAAGACTTCCTTGCTGCAGTCGCTCAAGCCATGAACGACTCTGAGCTGTCAGCCGCTGAACTGATCGGCTGCCTTGAAATCGTTAAGGCTGAGCTGTTGGAAACTATTTTTGATGACGCTGATGAAGCCTGAAGTCACCGCTGTCGGTAGGTTGCTTAAGCCCAAAGGCGACGAGCCGCGCATCCTGCATCGCATTGCCGTTAAGCCTGACGGCAGCGTCAAAACAACCGTTCACAAGGTTTTGTGAGCATCGTCAGCGGCATCTGCGAACCAGTGCCGCTGCTTGCGTTCATGCAGCAGCAGACGCCAGAGGACACAGATGATCTAGTTGCCCGCATCCGTGCTGACCTGCACCCAGGGCAGCTTGCGTTTGTGGATGACACCGCAACGCAGATCCTTGGTATCAGCGCAGGTTATGGCGCGGGCAAGACCAGAGCGCTGTGCGCCAAGGCTGTGATGCTGGCGGCGGTCAACCAGGGCTTTATTGGCTGCGTGATGGAGCCGACGGGGCCACTGATCCGCGATATCTGGCAGACGGACTTTGAGGCATTCCTTGAGGCGTATGACATCCCATACACCTTCAGGGCTAGCCCGCTGCCGGAGTACATGCTGCACCTGCCGGGCGGTGATACAAAAATCCTGTGCCGTAGCTTTGAAAACTGGTCACGCATCATCGGCCTGAACCTTGCATGGGTGCTAGCGGACGAGATCGACACCGTCACGCCAAGCATTGCCAATAAGGCATTCCCTAAAATCCTTGGCCGACTCCGCTCCGGCAATGTGCGGCAGTTTGGCGCGGCATCGACACCAGAGGGGTTCCGGTGGATGTGGAACACATTTGGCAGCGACGAGGCTAAGGCCAGGCCAGACCGGCATCTAATCAAGATGCGCACGGCGGACAACCCGCACCTACCGCCGGACTTTATCGAGCGGCTAGAGGCCAACTACGACCCAAGCCTGCTGCGGGCGTACCTTGACGGCGAGTTCGTCAACCTAACAACCGGGCAGGTGTATGACCGCTTCGACCGGGCCAAGCATGTCACCGCCACAGTGCCGGACATCAGCCGCGAGCCGGTGCGTGTTGGCATTGACTTCAACGTGGGCAACATGTCTGCGGTCATTGCCGTCCGGCTTGGCAGTGGCCTGCTAGTCGTGGATGAGATTGCAGGTGCGCATGACACTGACGCCTTGGCGCAAGAGATCCGCAGGCGGCATCCGCAGCAGCAGGTGTACATCTACCCCGACGCGAGCGGTGGCAGCCGCAGCACTAACGCAAGCCAGACCGACATCCAGATCTTGGAGTCCTATGGCATGTCCAACCAGTCACCACGGAGTAACCCTCCCGTCCGTGATCGGGTGGCTGCTGTTCAGGCTTTGCTGGAGAACGGCAAGGGTCAGGTCAGGCTGCAAGTGTCAGAAACTTGCAAGCGAGTGATCGAGTGCCTTGAGCTGCAGTGCTACAGCGACAAGGGCGAGCCGGACAAGGATGCAGGGTTTGACCACATGAACGACGCGCTGGGCTACCTGGTCTGGCGTGAGTTCAACCCGCTACACGCTGGCGCTGGCCGGGGCACGGGCGTCAGGCTTTACTAGGGTTGACCACGGCGGCGCTAGGTGGTATCTTGTGCTTACGGCTGCCGAGGCCGATCCCTTACCATTCCAACCATGATCAACAATCGCTTTATGAATGCCGTTGCAGCCATCGTGCTGCTGGCAATGGTGTACGTCGCTGGTCAGGACAGCGGCTACAAGGCACACCACAACCACCCCGCGTGCCATCAGAACCTGAAACCTTAGACTGACGGCACTGTTAATGGCGGTGCTGCTGTGTACACCGGCTTCAATTTTTATGACCGGCCGCTAGCGCAGCGCACCGTCTCCAAAGTCAA